GAGGTTTGTCGTTTCTGTGGCCCTACTAGAGACCTCGACACTTATGGGGAGCTAGAGAAGGAGCAATTTAAGGCGTGGTACGCTGAATATTGTTCAAAGCAGAATGATTGATCACATCAGGACTGATCCTCAAGCCGCTTTAACCCTTTGTAAACATCTGGCGGAACATGAACGTATCCCGTGGAAGGTTTGTCAGATTGGGGGAAGATTTCACGTACGGAAAATCAGCACAAAAGGTTCATACTTTGCGATCTATTACCCACTTCCTAAACGATTTTCTAGGGTATAATTAGCTCACTGACTGACAGGTAATCAGGATGAGAGATGGCAAAGAAGGTGGGTAGACCCCCGCGAACATTTAGCGAACTAGAAATACAACAGTTAAAAAAGTTAGCGCCAAAGCTAACAAAGTCGCAACTGGCTGATTTCTTTAGCATTTCGCCAACCACTCTCAGGGAGATTGAAAAGAGACAGCCCGAAGTTTCTGGCATCTATAAAAAAGCTAGGGCCGAAAGGATTGCTGAGGTGGTCGATCAACTGTTTAACCTCTGTATGCAAGGCAACATCACTGCTATTTGCTTCTTCCTAAAAACACAAGGCTCGTGGTCCGAGGAGACATCAGAAGCAACTGACATTCCTGCTACCGTTGTGGAGGTTGTGTTGGATGAGACTAACAAAGCCGCAATCTAAAATATTTCTGGATGAGACCCGATTTAGGGTAGTTGTTGCAGGACGTAGATTCGGCAAGACCTTTCTTTCAACTGTCGAGCTAATAACTAATGCGATCAAAGATCGAGACAGAATGTGTTGGTATGTCGCTCCAACTTACAAAGCGGCAAAAGAGATCGCTTGGGATATGCTGATCGGTAGCCTTCCAAGAGAATACATAAGGCGCACAAACGAAACCTCTCTTACTGTTGACCTAATCAACGGGTCCACAATATCGCTGAAGGGAGGAGAGAAGCCAGACAACCTGCGTGGTAGATCACTGGATTTCGTAGTGCTAGATGAATTTAGTGACATGAGACCGGAGGTTTGGAGTGAAGTTATTAGACCATCGCTTTCCGATAGGAACACAGAAGGGAACAAGACACGGGCCTTATTCATCGGGACTCCGAAAGGAAGAAATCACTTTTATGACCTATGGACAAGAGGTGTTGACGGAATCTCAGATTGGTCAGGCTTTCAGTTTACAACCATTGACGGCGGGAACGTCGAGCCTCAAGAGGTAGAATCGGCCAAACGTGATCTCGATGAGCGAACATTTAATCAGGAATATAACGCTCAGTTTGTCAATTATTCCGGGATTATCTACTACAACTTTGAGCGTGATCAGTCAGTCAACAAGCAGGTAGATGATGGCTCGATGCTACATATCGGGATGGATTTCAACCTTGACCCCATGAGTGCGGTGGTCTCAATACGTGATAAGTCGGACATCCGAGTGATCGACGAGATCGTAATTTACAGCTCCAACACAGATGAGATGGTCGATGAAATCAAGACGCGCTACCCGGCTAGGCCGATTTGCATTTACCCCGATCCTGCGGCAAGACAAAGAAAGACCTCAGCAGGAGGAAGAACAGACCTCTCAATCCTGCAAAACGCAGGGTTCTCGGTCAAATGTAGAGAAAGACATACGACAGTCAGAGACAGAATCAACGCAGTCAACTCAAGATTGATGAGCGCAGACGGTAAGCGACATTTGATTTTTGACCCAAAATGCAAGCAAACGATCAAATCGCTTGAGCGTCAGACCTACAAGGAAGGGACCAACCAGCCAGACAAAGACTCAGGCTATGATCACATGAACGATGCGCTCGGCTACCTTGTGGACTTCCTGTACCCAATTAAGAGACAATATGATATAGAGCAACCGATCAGGTGGACTTAGCCGTGTCGCAAGAAATAATTTACACCCATCCAGACTATGATGATTATCAAGATCAGTGGGAATTTCATCTTAGATCATATCTAGGTGGCGAGCATTACAAAGACGGGCAATACCTTGTCCAGTACCTCAACGAAGATAAAAACGAGTATGCTAGGCGCATAAATTTAACGCCAGTAGATAATCATTGCTCTAATGTGATCCACATATATTCATCATTCTTGTGGAAGAACCCGCCAACACGCAATTGGAATTCGCTCGATAATTCCCCTTTGTTAGAACCAATGATGCGCGACATCGATCTCGATGGTCGATCTTTAGATAATTTTATGAAGGAGGCGCAAATTTGGTCCTCTGTTTACGGCCACGTTTGGATCATTGTCGATAAACCTGCTAGCAACGCAGGAACACGCGCAGAAGAACTCGATCAAGGCATCCGTCCATACTTCAACTTGTACACACCTGAGAACGTCTTTGATTGGCGCTGGGAGAGAACTGAGTCAGGAAGGCATAAATTAGTTTATCTCAAAGTCCGCGAGGCTATTATTCGTGAAACGGCCACTGAGTCTTTAGTCCATTTCAGAATATGGACTGAGGACGAAGTTCAACTGTATGAGGTAAGTAATGAAACGGAACGTCTAGTTGAGGCTGTACCCAACCCCCTGGGATATATTCCAGCCGTTTATTGCCCAGCCGCGAGGACTGTCACCCGTGGAATCGGTAAGTCTGACATCGCTGATATTGCAATCATGCAAAAAGCTATCTATCAAGAACTGTCAGAGATCGAGCAATTGATCCGCATCTCTAACCATCCGACACTGGTTAAGACCTACGATACTGACGCTTCAGCGGGAGCTGGCGGGGTTGTCAATATGCCTGATGAGCTTGAGCCAGCCTTGAGACCATTTTTGCTCCAACCAAATGGAGGCAACTTGACGGCGGTCATGGAGTCAATCGCAAAGAAAACCGAATCAATCAACAGAATGGCGCATTTAGGCGCTGTTCGTGGAACGGATGCGGTCAAGGCTTCAGGAATCGCTTTGCAAACAGAGTTTCAATTGTTGAATGCTAAACTGGCTGAGAAAGCAGATTTGTTGCAACTGGTAGAGGAGCAACTGTGGTTTTTCGTATGCTTATGGCAACAAGTTACCCCTGACGTAGAGGTCAACTACCCGGATTCATTCGACATTCGTGACTATCCAAACGAGCTTGAGTTCCTGCAAATGGCTAGAGCTTCTGGTGTTCAGTCGCCTACGTTCATGAGAGAAGTCGATAAGCAGATCGTTGACTTAGTGCTTGATGATGAGCTACTCCATCAGGCGCACGAGGAAATTGATCAATCACGACAGCTAGGGGACTTTTCACAAGTACCAATTGAGGGTCAGTAATGGCGGCAGATAACGATCATGCGCTGATCGTTGATAACCTCGCAAGAAATCATGAGGCTAGGTTACTCAGATCGTTAGAACAACTTGAGGATCAAATATCTGATCTGGTTTCTGATGCTCCTATCAATAAAGGAGGAAAGCTATTCGATCTGACTTATGCAATCAGCTCACGAACAGCGATCCAAAACTCAATCACCGGGACTTATTTAACAGAAGCCGATGCGATTATCAGGGAATACGATCAAGTCGTTACCAGTCTCGAAACAATGTTTGAGAGCTACGGCTCGTTTGCCCGCATACCAGAAGGAGTCATTCCACAGCTACAACGTGTTTCGTTTCAAGGGTTTGAGGACATTGCGGCAAGGTTTACAGACGAACTCGCAAATTCTTTATATCAGAATACGCTTGTCGGTGGCTCTCGCTCTGACTCAGTTAAATCGCTCAGACAAAAAATCAATGGGGTTTACATTCAGGCAGATGAACCTGAAATCAGGCGTTTGGTTGCTATTGCGAAAGCGAAAGGCCCGGATTCGGACGATGCGGTTAGGCAACTACATCAGGTCTATGCGGCAGACAGAGCCGGAAACAATATGCGCCGATATGCCTCGCAGATGGTCAATGACTCGATCCGACAGTTTGATACTCAGATCGCGGTATCTGCTGGCAATGAAGTCGGAGCCGAAAAATGGAAGTATTACGGTTCTCTGATCGAAGATTCGCGGGAGCATTGCGTTAAATATTGGAAAAAAGTCTTAACTACCGATCAGATCAGAGAAATTTGGGCAAATCAAAATTGGGTTGGAAAAGCTCCCGGTGATCCATTTGTGGTTCGCGGAGGGTATAACTGTCGGCATCGTTGGAGACCATACTTTGACGAAGATGACGATACTCCCGACACTAGCATTGAACAGCAAGAAGAAACGCCAAAAAAGCGCATGGACTTGACTGGCGTAGCTGGAGACTCAGGAGTCATTCGGGCCGCTGAGACGATCATGTCCGACACTGTTGACCCATTAGCATTGCGAGTTGCTAACAAACTGCCAAAGCCAAAAGAGATAGTTTCCCGAAAAAATGGCGGGCTCTATGAGGCGTACCCTAAAAAATTAACCACAGATATTCGCGCTACTGATCGAGATGTCCACGCTGTCACGGCTCATGAATATGGTCATCACGTAGATTATGAGATAGCCCAAGTGGATGGTTATCCAAGATTGAGAGCGTGGTCAGAAAGTGATTCAGGGTTCGCAGAAGCATTCAAGCAAGACAGAAAGCATAACAACATTGTTGCGACAAAGACCCGGAACGAGGTCACCTATAATCTGATGAATGAGCTATTCGCCAAGGACAATAGTGGTTCGTGGGATTGGGAAACAAACCCTTATGATGGAAACTTGTGTGACATATTGGACGCGCTCGCGTTAGGGAATGCGCGGAATAATTTTCGCGGGTTTGGTCATGCGGTTTCTTATTGGTCAAGAAAGGGAGCTAAGGAAAAGGAA